TAACATTGCTTCTTGATTTAATCCAAGTCCAATCAGGCTGAAAAGGGAAACCAGTTAAAGTTTGATTGCCATCTACACCAGTATAAATTGCTGTATGAAAATGCTCACTAGGTACAACAGCTACATCAGGTAAGTTCTTTGTACATAAAGCTAAGAAGCCTGTAGGTGGTGTGTAGTAGAAGTCACCTATGTTATTAGAGTCCTGATTGCCTTGTGCTGTAACTGCACTTGCAAAACTTGAGTCTTGTCCGAAGTTCGCTGTTACTTGCGAATTGCCCGTACCAGCTTGTACTGGATTGTAGTATTCAGAAGTAGAAGTAACAGCTATAGCAGTACCACTATTTTGTACTACATTGTTTTTATAAAATTTTATTTCATTATCATCAAGATTTAAAGCAACTCCTATAATATCTCCTGTTGTATAGCTACTTCCATAAGATGAAGAAGAATCATTAACGTGTTTATTACCATCTTGTTTATAGTAAATAGATGGGTTTCCTTGAAACATATCAGCAATTGCTTTGGGATTATTATTTGATGGAAAAATTCCAATAGCACAAGAACTACCTACTGCTTTAATTCTGTTTTCCCAATACCATTTTCCACTTGTAACACCAATAGTTGCAGTTCCACCTTCATTAGCAGAAGTACCACCAGAACCATAAGCGTTTAGATTTCCTTCTGTCATTGCAGTTCCACCGTCATACGATAAGGCATTCCAAGTAGCAAAGTTATTCGTAGGACTATCAACAGATATATCGGATTCTGTTAGGTTATTACTTGTCCAGTCATTATTGTTACCACTTTGGTCTAGCCAGTATGCGTACTCTCGTTTGTCAGCGAAAGCTGCATATATGTAAGTAGAACCATTAGAGTTCATACCTCCACCACGAGCCTTTATTTGAAAACCATTAGAATCAAAATCAATACCTAATTCATAATTTGTTGTTTGTTCTGTAGCTTCTGCATCAGATGTATTTGGTTCAAGAAAAGACCGTACTTCATTTATAGGGTTTCTAGCGTTATCAAAAACTAACCAATCAGCAGCAGCAGTTTTTCGTATGAGAACAAATGCGGGTGTAAATCCTAATGTCACACTTGGCCCAGATAAATTACCATCACCAGTATAACTTCCAAACTTACTATACCCAGTTACACTATGGAAACAGTAGGCTATCATATCTGCTGTACCGTTAACTAACCAAGAAGTGAATAAGCTAGAAGTAGGTGCTGTATTATCCCAATCTCCACTATTAGCACTTGCAGCAGTATCGTGTAGCAATAATTTTTTATCTTTTCCAGTTGTAGCAGTATAGACAGACCAGTTTGATGTTGAATCTCTTCTTTTTTGTATAATTAATTCAGGAGTTGAATTTAAACCGTGACCTACTGTCGTGCTTCCAGATGAAGGCATAGTCCAAGAAACAATGCTTTGACCGTATGTAGTGTTAGCTTTTACTCTACTGTCAGATGAGCCATCTGTATTGTAGTCTGAGATACTATCCATACCACCAGCAACAGCGTAGTAAAGGTAAGTTGAACCACTTGCATTTATAGACCCATCAGTATTTTGTAAAGTAAAACCAGTAGAAGTAAAATCTACATCAACTAAATCATCTCTTTCAGCAGCAGAACTATTTGGAGATAATGAACTTGTAGCTGTATTTAAAGGATTTCTAGTTGAATCTATAACTTGCCAACCTTCATCTGCATTTCTTTTTATAAGCAAGAAAGCGGGTCTGAATCCAGTTGTTACTGAGTTTCCTGTAGAACCTGTACCGCTATAGCTTCCAATTTTGCTGTAGCCTGATACACTATGGAACGCATAACTTATATATGTTCCTCCACTAGCATTTGTTCCTCCTGCATATCCTAAATTCATAACTGAATTTGTTGGTGCATTAGTACCCCATCTATCATTGCCAGAATTGTAGGCATCTGTTCTATTTAAACTCAAATATCCTTGACCTGCACTAGCGTGATAAACCGCCCAATAATCAGTTCCGTTGTTTCTTCTTTTTGTTATAACCATCTCAGGTGCAGAAGATAGTCCGTGACCTATAGTTGAATTGTTTGTACCGTTACCAGAGTAAGATACTATAGATTGCCCATATGTAGGATTGGCTCTGACTTGTGTATTAATGCTACCACTTGTATTAGCAACAGTAGTGTTGCCCATATCCCAACACCAAGCTATATAATCATAAGCGTTATTTGTTCTACCACCTTCACCAATTAAAGTGAAACCATCTGAGTCGAAACTATTAACACCAAACTGTCCTGATAAATCTTGTTCAGCATTAGTGCTGTCTGCCCTCATTTCTTTTCCACCGCCTCTTACAGAATCTTCTATATTGTGACTATCTGCTGAATTAGTTCGTTTAATCCAAACTAAATCAGGAGAAAAGCCGACATTTCCAACTTTGCGACCAGCAGCAGTATTACTTCCTGTATATGTAACAGCACTAAAACCAGTAGGTGTATTAGCACCCATATCCCAGTTCCAAGCTACGTGTTGATTACCAGAAACCGATATACCAGTACCCGTTGCACCTAAAGTAAATCCATCATTGTTAAAAGCAGTATGAGAATTAACTGTATCTTCAGCAGCAGTTGAGTCTGACCTAAGCCTTTCACCAGCACCTCTTACCGCATCAAATAAATGATGACTGTTTCCGCCTGTTCTGTCTTTAATCCAAGTTAAATCTGGTTGAAAACCAGTACCGCCTATATATTGATTAGCTACACCACTAGCTTTCCAAGTAACCGTACTAAAACCTTCTACTGTGTAGTCTTGTTTAAACGGTAGGTAGAATCCATTAGTACCATAAGTGCCTGAATACTCTATAGGCTTCCATTCACCGTATGTACCTGTTTCTCCGAAGTCTGCTGGGGTTAAGGCTTGTCCATCTATGAAGTTTACTTCTGCTAGGTAGCCATCTATATACGAACTAGAAGGAGAGCTGCCCCACCCTGAAATATTCACATAATGGTTGCCTACTAATATTGTGTCATAATCTTCTGCTGGATATGTTTCAGTATCCCAAGCAGTTATTTGCAAACCATTTAGATATATTTTTACTCTATTGGATGCTGTTCCTTGTGTAGTATCTACTTTAATAACAAAATGATACCAAGCATTTGGGTCACGAAAAAGTTGTGTAGTATAAAGTGCTATATCAGCAGAACCACTACTAGCATCTCTATCATAGTAATGAAACTGGTCACTAGAATTAAATCCTACAATCCCCATTGGATTTCCACCTGAATCATAAGATAGCACATAATTAGTAGTACCAAGATTACCTCGTTTTATCCAGCAACTTAATGTCCAAGTTTTTAAACTTGTTGGAGATGAACCAAAAGTTCTGTTTAAATAAGGACTAGAACCATCTTCAAACCTAAGACTCTTTCCTATGTCGTAGTCAGTAGCACCACTAGGTATTGCGGTTGATTGTATTAATGCCATATATTAGGTGTAGATTGCTGAGTTAGTCATATAAACATTTGTACCATCTGAGAAATAAGACAGTAAGTAAGTACCTGCTGTTGATACTGTAGACAAAAGATTAGCATCAACCTTAGTGTTAGCGTGTGCTGATACTGTGTGTCCACCTGAGTTGACAAGTAGTATGTTTCCAGACTGAGCAACAATAGATGTAAAGGTTAGTGTGAAATTACCTGTTGGAGTACATTTAAAGTTATTAGTAGCAGACATAGCAAATGAGCCATCATTGTCTGTAGTAACTGTTCCTACTGCGTTAGCTGATACTGTAACTGTTCCTGTTAGTGTGCCACCTGCTTTAGGTAGAGCAGCGTTTGCTGTAGTAGTTGTAGTAGTAAGCACAGCATCTCTCGTAGCAATATCTACACCATCAAAAGTAGAGTTAGTAGTGATAGCACCAGTCATAGCACCGCCAGACTTAGGTAAGGCAGCATTAGCAGTTGTATTGGCTGTTACACCTGTCGCAATATCGGTGTTAATTGAGTTGGCTAGTTTATCTGCTGTTACTTGGTCATCACCAATATGAGCAGTATCAATAGAGCCATCTACAATATGTTCTGAGTCAATAGAGTCATCGGCAATCTTAGCACCTGTTACTGCATCAGCAGCAATAGTTAGTGTTGTAGCACCTGTTACATCTCCTGTGTGAGTAGCGTTAGTTACTTTAGCTGTATTGGCTGTAATAGCGGTTGCTTGGCTAGTAGTAATTCCTGTCTTAGCGGTGTTAGCAGCAATAGCTGTATTAATCGCATTAGCTAGTTTAGCCTCTGTAACCGCATCATCTGCAATCTTAGCTGTTGAAATAGAGCCATCGGCAACTGAAACACCTGCTAGTAAGTTTGTGGCTGTTACTTTCTTAGAAGTACCAGAGTCATTAATTAATAGTTCCTCACTACCTGCTAATGAGGTTTTTGCTGATAAGGCTGATACTTTAGTTGTTGCCATATTTACTCCGTAATAATGTAGTTAGGTGTATTTGCTTGTGAAGATTCAATAACAAGATAACCACCTTGTTCTAGTTCTATTTCTTGAGCAGAAGATTCATCAGGGTCAAACTCTCTTTGAAACTGCCTTCTGTTGGCAAGCATAGCTAGAGTTTTTTGCTTTCTCCATTGCAATCTCGCCATTAGAGTCTAAACCTCATTTTTCTGCGACCAATCTTTTGTCTTTCTGCTAAAGCTATGAGTTCGTCTTTGATTTCTTTGACAAGTGGCGAATACTTTGTAATAACTTTTGCATCTTTTCTTTTACTGATTTGACCTGTAGGCGTACCCACATACGAACCACCTTTAACTCCAGAACTAGACTCTTTTGGAGTTTTTGTAGATTTGTGGTTATATTCATAATTTGTTTTCTCCGTTTTGCTTGATTCATTGTGAGAAGATAGTTGTTTACCGCCATAAGTCGGTGCTTTACTTTCTGCCTGGACACTTTCTAATTCTTCATCCTCATCCATAAGACCATCTAGCATGTCCATTAATGTATCTAGTTCAGTTTCAGGTTCAGGGTCATTAGCAAATTTAAGGGCATTAGCTTCCATAAACTCATCCATAGAAGGACTATCTTCATCATCCTCGTCATAGTAATGCGAATAACACTCAGTAAGCATTCTTGTCCATATCTCTTGTATCTTTGCTTTAAAACGGTCTATTTCAAGCAAATCTGTAGAGTCTGAGCCTGTAGTATCTTCAAATATGTCCATTAAATTTATCCTTGCTTAGTCTTTTCTTTTCTCTCATAGCAAATCTAGTCATTTCATATCCATAACTAGGTCTGACATCGTTTATTGAGTATATTCTTTGGGCAGGTTTGCCACATTTAGGGCATTCAATCCCCATTTTCATCTCATCATATGAGCGTAATTCTTCACTCACATGATTATCTTGACATTTGAAATCGTAGAAAGGCATGTAAACTCCTAATTAACTCAGAATAACCCCCTCGTGAGAAGGGGTTACAACTTAATTAACTATTAAGTTCCCGGTACAACAAACGCAACACCAGCATCATTACGAAGTTCTGCAACTCCATAAATAGTATCTGAAGTGAACAAGTCACCAAGATATTCCTGCTTATATTGTGTCTGTGAACGAACGCCAACTTGCTCTGCTAAAACTAGAGCATCTTTGTGCATTAGCATACCTACTCTGTCAGCACCAGAGTTACCTGCTGCTGAAGGGCAGTTTGATGAAATGAATACATCAACACCGTAAATTTGACCAATCTTACCTGTGCGGATAGCATCACCAGAGCCAATGAACTGCTGCTCTGTGAATCTATTGATTCCAAGCATGTCATTAGCACAGATTGGTGGAACTACCATTACACGATTGTCCATTGGTACATCTGCATCATCAAGAGTTAGTAGCATTCTACGAATACCTGCATCTGTGATGTCAGCAGCGTTAGATGAGTTTCCTGTGTAGTCTGTGCTACCATTAGAACCGATTACTGCTTTCTCGTAAGAAGCTGCAGCAGCACCACCTACTGTACCGCCTTGAAACCCTTCTGAAAGAGCAAAAAGGTCAGTATCAACTTGCTTGGCAAGAGCATAACCAGCATCGTCAGTATAAAACTTACGCATACTTGCTAGTGCTTGTACCTCTGCGATGTCCTCAATTAATTTTGAGTATTCGTAGTGCTTGTCAATAGACACAGTTACCTTTGTGTTAGTAGCTGCTGATAGTGTTACTTGTGTGTTTGCTGCTTTAGCACTTGCACTTCCTCTCGCTGGCACAGGGATATAGATAGTATCGCCTTTTTTGCCTTTGTGAGATAGCTTAGTAACTAGGTTAGCAACCACTAGATTTGACTTATACGCTCCAATAACTTCATCACTCCACAACTCGGGGATGAAGTTATTAGCTACGGCAGTCGTTACTTGGTTTGTACCCAAAGCCATTTTACTTCTCCTATTATAGTATTATTATTTAACCCTTCCCTCTGCGTATGCTGATTGAATTTCATCAGCTAAAGATGCGTATCGGTTTGGGTCTGTTACCTGTAGATTAATTAAATCTGCTCTACGGTAAACCTTCTTTCCGCCTATAGATTCTGAAGTAGAACGAGTCTCAGTTGAAGTGGCTTTAAGTGCTTTATCTCTTTTCTCTGTTTCTTGCTTTTGAACTTCTTTGGTCTTGTCAATCATATTGACTTTATCGAACATATCGAATAGTTCTATAGCATAGTCAGGTCGATAATCACTATCGGCTTTTCTAAACATCTCTGTGCGTATTTCAGAAGCACCTACCCAATCTTGAAACTCTTTACTGGCTACTCTATCTTGCCAATCTGGGTATGCTTTTTCTAAAACACCAACTTGATGTTGTTGTTGCTGGATTTTTCGTTCTTTTCTTGCTTCAACTAAATCTGGATGGTTTTCTATAGCTTTATTGACCGCTTGTGTAGGGTCTGTATAAAAATCATCATCAAAATTAGAAGTTTCTTCTGTAGGTGGAGTAGCTTCTGCTGCTCGGTTTTGAGATTCCATAAGGCTTTGAATTAACTTGCGTTGCTCACCAACTTCGCTGGCTTGCTTGCCCATCATTTTCTCGACATTCTGGTACATCTCTACTAACTCTTCTGTTGACTTCCCAGCAAATTTCTCAGGAATCGTAGACTCAGGTTGTGGAGTTTCTTCCGCCTGTGCCTCTTGTGTAATTTCTTCTGTTAATTCCTGTTCATTTGTTATTGGTGCATCCGTTGAAGATGCTTCATCTACTACTATACTTGACATTGTGTTCTCCGCCCCTGTGGGGTTATGAAGTTATTAGATTGTGGAGTCTTACTAAAAGTTAAACTTTAGTCAGATTGTTCCATTGTGATTTTTGTTGTATTTTCTAGGGTTAGTAAAAACCTAAGAATATTCAACTGACCTTTGGCTTCCCAGAGGTCTTTTTCATCAGACATTGTGTCGATATTGACCACATTAGCCTGAATAGTTTCTAAATCAGCAATAAGGTCGAGCCATCCTTCTGACTCCATCATTGCTAATCTATCTTCGATAAAACGGTCATCTGTTTTTGCCATAGATGATTATCGTTTACTGTATGCTTGAGTTGACTACTGCTTTTTGCCCTGCTTCTCTAGCTTTTGCTAGGTTTAATATAGTCTCTGATTGTAGATGGTCTACTTCAGGTATATTTCTTGCTGTCTCAGAGCGTTTATTTTCAATATCAGCAGCAGTTTTCTCTAAATCTATAGCATCCTTCTGCAATTTAACTATGCGTTGCTGGAAATCAATTTCGTCAGGCTGATTTACCATAGCTTCAGATTGCCATTTCATAGCTTTAGCTTTTTCTTCTTCTGCTTCAGCCATAGTTTTTTCAATATTGGCTTGTAATTGTTGCATTTGCAGTTGTTGTGCCATTTGTTGCATTTGTTGCATCTCTGGATTAGGCTCATTGCCTTGCATCAGAGCATTAACAATCTGGTCTCTATTGTGAATAGATGAGTTCTGGAACATTGCTAATAAAATGACATTAAAAGCAGGTGAATCTTTAGGAATAGCTTGTAGCATTTGTACCATTTGAGTCATTTCTAACTCTTTAGCCATAATGCCCATAGTCGAATACGGAATAAACTTGTAATCACTAACAGGGTATCTGTCTATATCAAACTGAATCTTTCTCCACATACACTTATTAATCATAGGAATAAGAAATGTATTTTGGAAGTTCATTAAAGTGCGTTTTTGGCGTTTAATACTAGCTGACTGCATCATAGACATGCCAGAAGCAGTATCTTGCTGTCCAGCACCACTATCAGCACTACCAGTACCCATTTGAATCATGTTTTGTAGGCTTGCTACTTGGTTAAAAGTCGATGGGTCTGTAGTTCCCATGTCAAGTGGCATTATTGCTTCTCTTGGAGAGCCATTTGTGAGTACAGTTTTACCCGGTCTAACCTCAAATTTAATACCTCTAGGTAATCTTGTCGCATCAGCAGCCATCATAGGTGTTGTTGTAAGTGCTAAAGAGTCAATTCTTGCTCTCATTTCAGCATCTAAAGCCTTTTGTGGGTTATATCCTTTCTCACAAACACCTCTACCCCAAAATTTATTAGGAACAATGTCGTGTTGGTACGATATAAACGGTCTATCGTTCATCATAAAAGCGTTTTCTTCTACTCTGAGAATAAACTCGTCATTACAGATAGTAACCACAGCTTCGACCAACTCGTCAGACTTAGTATATTCAAAATCGTCTTTATCGGCTTTTGGTTTTAGGAAGCGTTTAGGTACTTTACCCCAATATTCAGTAATTTTGACAGAGTCAGACTCGTCAGCACTCTTTGTTTCAGGGTCGTAGCTAATTCTTGTGGTTTGATAGTCACCATCAAGCGGTACATCTCTATATATACCAGAGCGTATACCTTCTACAACATGGTATCTTGGTTTAATAACTTCGTGAGCAACACCTAAAGCCTCATTAATTGAGTTAGCACTAGGGTCAATTAAAAATTCTTTAGGACTAATAGGCTCAATACGCACATCAATGGCAGGGATTTCCACTAACTGACGAGTGGTGGTAAGAGTGCCTGCGACTGGCACTTCAGAGGGGGAGCGTTCGATTGTTCTATCGACAACTATCTTACCTATCCCTGTACCATAGATTGCCCCATTCAAGAAAACTTCACAAACAGCATCCTTACATCCTGTTTTTTCTAAATCTTCTTGTAACAAGTTGCGAATATATTCAGCTTCACTAGGGTCTTGGTCAAGCATATCATCTTGGATGTCAAACCACTTGCCACGACCAAAAGTTGCCTCCTCTAGTTCTGCTACAGATGACTCAACTGCCTGCTGTAAAGCAGGTGCTATGAGTCTTGATTTTTCTGATTGTCTGGTTCTGTCCTCTTGTAGCCATATACCACGCCACAATCTATAGTATTCATCCCAATGTGGAATATAGTTTATATCTCTATGCGTACGCCATGTTTCAAGGCGATAATTAAGCCAACTGGCAAGTGCTTGATATTTGGTTTCTTTGTCCATAAAGGTATGTAATGTCCTTAAAAAAGGTTTCCTATATTATACCAGAAAAATAGCATAAGATTAGGGTTTATGGCTTATAAAGAGAAAAATATTCTACAATCAATGATATTTACGAGGTTTTTTTTCTAAATCTACTAAATTATCAATAATCATCTTACAAATAGTCATATCGACCATCTGAGAATTGCTAAAAGAATCGTAATCCATATCTTCAATCATATTGGCAATAATTTGACAAGCAAGTTGGTATCTTGTGTCTAAATCTTCACCCATCTCAGAGTAAACAAGTATCTCATCTATTTCTTCTTCACTCATATCATCAAAATTTATATCATCTACATCCATATTAATATCCTGCTATAGCATCTGTAGGTTGCCAATCATCATCTAGTTCTATACTGTGGGCAAAGTCTGCAACTGATACTTGGTCTATATAAGCGAGAGCATCCAGCAAATCGTCATGTGCTAAACGATTAGGAAAATCGAGCATTTGGTTTGTAAAAACACGCCAATCTTTATCTGGGTTAAAAGTAATCTGACCATGTTCCATGCGACCTTGTAAAGCCCATGTGATTCTATCGTTCTTCTTTTTACCGCCATGCCTAAGTTCTATAATAGACACCCATTTACCCTCAGTTCGCATTTCATCTTCCAAATAAGGCAAGATTGCGTTTCTTAGAGAGCCTGTTTCTATACCTACGGTAGCTGACTCTACAATCAAAGCAGACTTTAATATCTTCTTAGCTGTTTCTTTAATATTCCAGCGACCATGCAATATATCTTTAACCCACCACTTATCTCTGTCTATCTTAACAATCGCTATTGCTGTTTCGTCTAGCCTAGAACGCTTAAGATTTCTTTCTTGTTCTACGCTTTCATATCCAGCAGGGTCGATTGCTATGACATAATTACCTTCTTCTGGCTCATCTTCTAACTTAAACCATTCTTCTTTAAAGATACCACCAGAGGTTGTTTCAAAAGAAGCCTCAAACTCTTGTCTAAAGGACATAGAGGACATTGTTTTCTTAGAAGCCTCAATCTCTTCTGCTGGCAAGAAAGGATTATCGGTTGAGGTAAATTGGAAAGCATCCCAATCTTCATCTTCCAAAGCATCTTTATACAGGTCAAAGAAATGGTTTTTACCAGCAGGCGTTCCTATAAACAAAGCACCACCACGAACATCAGCAAGAGTAGGGCGAATAATCTGTTCCCACACGACAGGCTTCATAGAAGCATACTCATCTAGCACGACATAGGACAAACCCACACCACGAAGTGTTTCTGGTCTATCACTACCTTTTAAATATATCTTACGACCATTGACTAAAGTTAAGACTGCTGTATTCTCATAGGCTTGGACAATCAGGTCTTTACCTAACTCCTTAAGCATAGCCCACATAATGTCTTTAGCCTGCTGAAAAGTAGGTGCTATATAGAACACATCTTTACTATCAGACTGTATTGCTTTAATCAGTAATATCCAAGCAGATAAGTAGGACTTTCCAAAACGCCTACCAGCAGCAACTATCTTAAAACGCTTATCGGAATGAAAGATTTTTAACTGAGCAGGGTGTAAATCAATATTGAGTTCAGCCATCGAACTTATCAGCCATAGGGGAAGTATCTATCGTAGCCACCACTTCATCATCACTTTTTTCTTCTGGTTCTACCAGTTCAGCATCATCATACTCACTCGCCTTTTGCTCTATAGACTCGATAGAAGCCACATTAATAATCACTTGAGCATCGTTTTTCATACGATTAGGGTCTACTGCTTTATGTACAGGCAAAATCCTATCCATACACATCTTCAAACAATGTACATCTCCATCCTTTGCTTTCTGTAAGACAGTAGCTACAATCTCTTCAGCATTCTCACTCATGAGTGCTTGAGCCAAAGCAGTATATTTATTAACCGAACCTTTAGGTCTACCAGCAGGGTTTAAAGAAGGCATACCTTTATAAAGAGCAGGATTACCTTTTCTTTTACTTTTCTCTTTTTTAGACATGCCCTATATTATACCAGATTTACACTATTTGATTAGACTGGGTATACCAAAACAACACTTTTTATATACCCCGTGGACAATTGTCATTTTTTCCTTTTAAATCAGGCTTTTTTTATTTTGATATTATTGCTTATAAAGGGTAAAGTATACTAGATAGGTATACTAGAAGTGAGTATATTTGTGTATATAATGGTTTTTAGGTATTTAAAAAGCCTTTAGTACAGGGGTTTGTAGCTGTGAGTTCAATTCCCGTTTTTTGTAAGAGGGGTATAGAAATTTATACACAGGAATAAAAAGAGCCTCCCACCCCATGCTAATAAGAATCATTATCATTTGCATTAAGGTATACAGATACTACTACTAAAGGGTTTTATAGTAAACAATAACACATAAATACTACAAAATATAAACCAGAATGAGAATAAATGAGAACGGGATGGTAAATATTTATCCTATCTCAAACGATTAACAACCAATCAAATAACAACGATTAACCTATTACTATACATTCTACTATCTCTTTATTAATTAACTACATACGGGGGATTTAAGCGGACCTCTAAACCTTTCTATTATTAGGGTGTTACAGCTTTACCTTTGAGGGCTTTATATCTTCTATTTAAGGGGCTTTAATTGATGGACTTAAGCGAGTTCTTACAGACGAAAAAAAACCCCCAATAAAGGGGGCTTATTGTTTGAGTGTTATTATTAATTAACCTCTTCAATAATCACATCATGATAACCTTTATCAATCCAATGCCTAAATAATCTGTAAGCGTCGGACCAATTTAAATGATAGTCATTAACTTCAACACCACCAACCCAGACTGTATATATTTTTTTATCTTTCATAATATCCCCCTTTAAAAAGGTATAGCTTGACCGCCAAAGTCATCTACATACCATTTAAAAAAAGCCCGTAATTGATTGGTAGTTGAATAAACGCCAATTTCAAAAGGACTTGCAACTTTTTCTCTATACCATATAGAATGAAATTCTTTATCATTATCTAGCTTATCATTAAAGATATTATAAGCCTTGTCTATATCATTAAACCAATGATGTTTAGTACATGGTTTAATATCCAAGTTTTTATATTCGTTTACTATATCATTTATATTAGCTTTAAATTCTCTCATAATATCCCCCTTTATTGATTTAATAGGCTTGTGATTTGGTTTTTGACTGGTGTTGGTATTTCAGTTTTTAACCATGCTGAACCGTATCTATAAGGCTTGTCATTGTATATATATGAATCATCTTCTAATAAACCCAATGAATCCAAAGCTGAACAAACTAAATCATAATCATAAGGAAAAGGGTTGCTGTCAAAGTATTTATTAATGATTTCTGTTTGTTTTGGACTTCCCGCATTCATATCATTTAAGTGATATTTTTTCCAAATATCGTATATTTGATTAAATGTTTTATTATGTGGCATATATTTTTTTATAGTGTCTAAACATTGTCCACCACATAGACAATCAGTTTTAAGCCTGTTATAAATAGAACCACTAGCAGTAAAACAACCATCATCAGTTAATTCGATAGTGACTGATACTAGATTCTCTTTTCTATTAGTGTTGTATTTTATCTTTCCGAAATTAAATGTTTTTTCCATTTGTT